AATAAATTTACGTATCAATTTCATTTTTGCATTACAGGAGGTCTGTTCACTCCTTAGCCGGAGTGTTCAGATCGTCTGTCGCCATATTTACTGTGTTAGTAAATATTCTTCTCCTTGTGGAGATACATTACTGGGAATGTTCCTGGTGGCGAAATTCCACTCGTGTGGTAGCATGCAGTGATGTATGTAGTGGCTCACGTGAGCCGGGGCGCGCGGGGGCCATTTGGCCCCCACTCTCCCCAATGGCATTTTTATTTTAATGCCATTTGTTTTTAAATTTGCAGCATTGGCATCTAATTTTTGCCAAATGCTTATTTTTAAAAAATATAGGAACGCTGATAAACCAGTGTTTCTAAAATATCAATAAAAATTAGAAAATATAAAACCCAAAAAGAGTAACGCTCCCCCTTAGAGCGACTGTTAAGCGAACTTTAAGAGCAGAGGGGGGTTCACTTTCCTATAAAGTGACGATGGTAGCCGATTGTAAATGCGGTGATATCGAAAAATCCAGCCCCAGTCGCCCTGATTGGCGTGGCCGGCCTATCTGGCTATCCTAATCGAAACGCCTGGGCGTAGGACATTGACCCTTATTAGTAGGTCGGGTAAGATTGCGATCGAACCTGCGCGAAAGTTTGGATTGTTTGATGTTTAATCTTTGGTAATGTTCTCCAATTATTAATGCTTTCAATTTGTTAAATGGCTCTATTGCCTTGGTAAGTAGAGGTGGATGAAGGATACCTGGTAGTATGTTTTAGGGCTTAGCCGACCTGCCTCGAGCTGGACGTAGCAACTGGCTGGCGTTACGCACGTAATGCGCCTTATAAACGTGTCGCTTTGGTCCGATCGTTCGATGGCCCTCATAGGAACTTGCATGGTACGCCCAGCTTGAGATTGAGGTTACCTGTTCGTTTAGTGCGTTATCAGGAATCCCCTTGGACTGTTGGAGGTTAAACTACCCTTCTGGGGACGCGGTCAACCCAGTCGTAAAGTTCCGTGTAAGCCCCCATGATGAATACGACCATAGCCCCCCCCCCTTTTAAACGCCTTGTCAAAATGACACCCAAACCATATTCGTCTATTAGGACTAAATTTAGTAAATATTCTTCTCCGGATATTCCACCCAAGTGGAAGAGGAAGAAGAATAAACTTAAAGAGTTAGGTAAGTTGCCCGCGCCACGATCTTTGGGGCACTCCAAGACTGATCGAGTTTTACTTGAGAATATTGGAGCCAGTGAATATGACACTGGGCTTGAACAACCTAAGCAACAGAGTGGTGTTGTTGAAGAAGATTCTGAGTATAGTGAGTCTCGTACTGATTGCCTCGAACCTCCTTCTAATCACCTCTATGACTTTAAGATGAACTGTATTTGCATGTACATGGCTTACTCACAGCGTGTAGAAGAAGATTTCTTCCTTATGGAGGATGTCACTACCGCTCTCCATAATCATAATAAACAGACTTATCGTCATATGATAGATGGCAATGTGGAATTTACTGAGTTATACTTACGTTATCTCGATAATTCCCATTTGCTTGATCTTGATGAGATTTACCAACGCATGCTTGTCCTCTATGAAATGATAGGCGGTTTGACACAGCAGACCGAAATCTATGAGGAGATCATGGAACACGTTTTTGATAATGAAATCATAACTAAACAGGGAGGACATTTGTCCTATCCTGTCGAAATGAATTTCGATTTTGATAGAGCTAATGATCTTGTTGGTCAATCTAAAAAGAGTGCTGATGATGTTGTTACTAAAGTCCGAGAAATGTTCGAGGAATTTAGTAATAAACCAATCACAATGGAACACACTGTGAAGAACCCATTTAAAGACTTCAATTTGATGGAATTTCTTTTCAAACATAGGAAGATTGTAGCAGTGATTGTAGTTGCTTTCTCTGGCTATTTGGCCTACACTAAGGGTGGTTATTACATTCCCTTATTCAGCACTATTAGTGGTGGAGTTATGGGTATGTTAATGGCTACTGCCGAAGAGGGAGAGTATTTACATGATCTAATGTCTTTCTTTGAGAAACATATCGAAGGCAAGTCTGAAATTACACCACAAGGTGGCTTTGACTTTAATTTTGTTGAGATGCTTTCCAAAACAGCTATGGCTGGTATTTTGGGTAGTTTCTGTACACAACTTAAATCTGAGTCTAGATGGGCCATGGTGTGTGAGTTCTTCCAGAAAACGTCCAATATCCGTCGAATTGGAGATGGAGTGAAATTCACTTTAGAATTTATTCTTAAGTTAGTCCAAGATTTCATGAATTGGATTGGTGATTTTGCTAATCTCAAGAAAGTGAAAATTGTTGATGATCCATTTTGGGAAATTTCCATTTTTGGTGAGACTGTTCACTCTAAACGAGTAGAGTATGTCGCTGATCCTTTAAAAGATAGTACTTTTGCTGGAGAGTTAGCCCAGCTACGAGCTGAGGGTGAGGAAATTCGCTCTAAGCTTTGTAAAATGCCAAATAGCGCCCAACAACTACATGTACTGTCTGGTTACTTACGTGAACTTAATGACTTAATTCTTGAATTGAATTCTAAGTTAGTTACAGTCAATGGAACTCGCCCAGAACCGTTTATGTTTCTTGCACTGGGTGGTGCTGGTATAGGCAAGACTACTTTTGTAAATTGCTTAATTCCAGAGATCACTGCAGAGACTTTGCCCCTACATCGATTGGATCACTTCGTGGACCATCCGGGTGAATATTTACATACTTATAATGAAACAGATGATTTCTGGAGTGGTTACCATGGTCAACATAATCTAGTAATAGATGAATTTGGTTTCCGACGTGATGCCAACAATGGTCAACCGACGATTTGGAGTGAGATAATACAGATGATTAACGTCAACCCCATGAACCTTAACATGGCGGATCTCAACTCCAAGGGTCGTGTTTACTTTAGATCAAAGAATGTTTGGGGTACTAGTAACCTTCGACATTTCAATGATATTCAATCTATTATAGATAAAGAAGCCGTTTTTCGCCGTCTTTCTTTCACTTGGGTTGTGGCAGTTCGTGAAGAATTTGCTACTGAATGTACTCGGGATTTAGGTCCCTGGGACAGAAAACCTGATTGGAATTATATCAATGACGCTGATCAAGCCGATAATTTTGGTTATTTGGAATTTTTCCGCATGACTGATTTACAGCAGCATCGTATGAATCCCATCTCAGTAGGGAAGGAGGAACTTAAAGTCCTCATTCTTGAACAGATGCAACGTTCTGCGAAGGCCCATTTAGATCTGAATAATAAGATCGATCGCTCTGTATCAAGTGTTGTTGCCCGTAGGAAGAAAGAGGCCGAATTTATACAAAAACAAGACGGTTATTCTTGTGGAGTTTGTCCATCTTGTAATAAGGAGATGTATAGGTTAACTGGTGAAACTAATGTTGCTTATGCTAAACGTCTCTTCCAGACTGTCGAGTTCAATGAGAATACGATTCGCAATCCAAACATACCTAGAGTAACTGAACTGGATTTCATGACCATATATTGTGATCGTACTTGGGATGCCACTTATGAGCCTTTGGCTTTTACTGAACATGTGTGTGCCTTTGAGCAACAATATCCTGAGACGATTATATCACACATGGCATGGTGGTCTGAAAAGAATCGCGCCAATGCTGTCTTTGGAAACAAAGGTGGTGTAACGTGGATCTATAAGATGGCCTCCTACGCTAACGTTGTAGGTCGTGCTCTAGCCATAGGTGTGCCAATGTTCTTCCTTCTCAAATATGTCCGTTCTTTCTTTGGAGAGAAGGATGGGGATGAGGAGGCTTCTCCTGAACATGGTGATTATCCTATGCGCAAGAAAACTAAGAGCAAGAAGAAACCGAATTCAGTTAAGGCTCTTAGAAGGGTTCAGGTACAAGCTGGAGATGATCCAAATGCACACAATATCATAACCAAACTGGTTACCAGAAATGTCTGGCGTTTCAAGATTGATTTAGGTGAGAATAAATCTTATCAAGGATGCGTTTTAGCCCTACAGAACAATGTCGTCTTAATGCCTGAACATTATATTGGTCGATGGATGGATTATGTTAATGGTGATCCAGAGAATGGTATTGAACCACGCCCTGACATACAGATAACGTTCACCAATTGCACTATGAGAAACCCAAACACTGGGGAGATTAAGCCCCACTTCTTCACCAAGAGTCTTAAGGATCTTTTGTATTCTTGGTCTGAAGGAGCCGCCACTATTGAAATCTTTAAGATGAATCCTAACAATGGTGAAGACGATGTAGGAGTTTGCTATATCCCTGGTATAACTGGGAGATCTATTCTTAGATTATTTAGGAGTAAAGATCAGAAGCTACCTACACAACATCGTGGTGTCCTTGGTGTACTCAATCGAGATTGCTCCCCAGTTTACCATACTGCGAACTTCGTTACTAGAAATGACGTTGTTTATGCGGATGGTCAATGGGGTTGTGAAAAGGGCATTATGTATGATATACCTACTCGGGTTGGCGATTGTGGTTCACCTTTCGTTATCTTTGATAAGACCAATGAAGCTAAAATTGCTTCTATACATGTTGCTGGTATGGGGAATACCAAAGGTATTGGTGCAGTAGTTGATAGAGAAGGACTGGAGTTAGCAGTGCGCACTTGTTGCACATTTAACAACATTATGCGTGATATTGCTGAAGAAGCCGCCGCTGAAGAGGTTAAACCTCTTGTACAGAGTGGCGTTGTCTTTGGGGCTGATGGTAGGGTCTACGAAGCAATTGGTAAACCTATTCCACAGACTAAGAAAACAACTATTGTACCATCACCAATTAATGGTCTCATTGACAAGTACCCTCCTCGTAAGAAACCTGCAATGCTCAGAACAACTGATGGTATTGATCCTATGGCCAACGCTATGTGGGGATATGGATTATCACACATACGACCCAATATGCACTTATATGGGGCTGCCATTGATGATTATTGTCATGAGTTGTTCAATACTGGTTATATTATAACTAATGAGATGCGTCGTGCTCTCACCTTTAAGGAATGTGTCATGGGCATACCTGGAGAAGAATTCATTGATAGTATTAATCGTGGATCTAGTCCTGGTTGGCCTATGAAACATCTACTCAAGGGTGGAGCCAAGTCTTCTGCTTTTGGCAGCGATGACTTCACTTTTGATACACCAGATGCTCTCTTAGTTGAACGACAAATGGGAAAGATGGAGGAATCTATCTTGAGTGGTATTAGACCTTACGTTGTCAACAACCACTTCTTGAAGGACGAATTGAGGACTATTGAGAAGAGTGATGCTGGCAAGACCCGACTGATTTCTTCATGTGATTTGACATTTGGTCTTTTAGTTCGTAAGTACACATTGATGTTTAGTGCCTTCGTGATGCGTAGTCGAGTTGATAATGGAATCTGCTGTGGGATGAATCCTTACAGTGGTGACTGGCAACATCTTGCTACACGTCATGGCAATAATGCCGACAACTACCGGGTAATAGCTGGAGATTTTTCAGGCTATGATAAAACCCTTGCCCCAGAAGATATTTGGGCCATTAAGGTAGTGATGTTGAAATTCTACCAGGACGAAGAAACTGACCAAGAGAAAATCCGTAATGCGCTCATTGATGAGATTGCACAGAGTCGTCATTTAGTGGATAAACTTATTTACGCCTGGATGGGAGCTAATACATCTGGGAATCCTCTGACGGTTGTGATCAATTCAGTAGCTGGTTGTGTACTTGATAGATACGCCATCCTTAACAATTATCCCGAACCAGTTGAGACATATGTTAAGGCTGTGGAAATACTTGTGGACATGCGGGGTCATGTCAAGATTTCCAAATACGGTGATGATGGACTACTTTCCGTACAAATTTATGGTCCTTTCGAATTCATTACTCAGGAATTTATGACTGAGGCATACGCCAAATTGGGTATGGTTTACACTGATGAAGCGAAAGGAATTGGTATCGTCTCTAATGAAAGGAAACTAGTGGATTGCACATTCCTCAAGCGAGGTTTTATACGGTCTTTCCATTGTGACAAGAAGAGATGGATGGCCAATTTATCCCTGGACACTATTCTTGAATCCATTCAGTGGACCAAAGAAAAAGACCTTGGGTACCAATTTTGGAAGGATAATGTCCTTCATATGTTGATGGAACTCTCAGCACATGGTAAAGACACTTTCCGAGAATGGGCAGGTGAAATCACTCATGCTTGTGCGCGTAGCGATGAACACTACACTGTAGTATGTCCCGCTTACAACCACTTGCAGGACAAGTTCGTAACTACGGATTTGTCTTACTGAGTGTCCCATCGACCTGTCGCATGTCGTTAAAAGGCGCCTACATATCATTTTTGACTTGTTATTGTGTTGTAGTAATATGGTGGGCAGCGCCCATTAAATGAGTATGCGGTGAAAACGCACCTGCCGTCTAATGCGCATGGGTTGTTAAATGTTACACTAGGCTCCCCCCGGATATATGCCAAATGAGCTAGGCACTTTTAGTGTCGAGTAGGTTCTTCTCAATTAGTTGGGTCGCTTTTTGAGATAGTAGATTGACCACAGGATCCCCCCCCCAAAGTCGTACAGAGTGATAATGTTCCCGACACTACTGTATCGACTATAATGAACGAAGGGACAACGCAGTTCATCACTGGCAACGTGGACGCGAAGATCAATTTGCCTTTATCTCTACCCTCGATATATTCTGGTTCTTATTTCCCTAATGATGTTACCTCAGTTATTGCTTACTTTGCAAAACCTGTCCCTATTGCCTCTGGCGCTTGGGATATTGCTAATCCTAACACTACATATCTTTTTGATCAACGTACTTGGACAGGGATATTTAACAACACTATGTGGATGGATAAGTTACGTGGTTTTTATGGCTTGAGAGCTACTCTTCGAGTGGATCTTGTCCTTAATGCCACGCCTTTCCATCAGGGGCGTTTACGTCTCTGTTATTATCCTTGTGCTGAGTTGAATGTAGTGAAGTCTAGCATGCATAAAGGCCATAGGACGCCCATCTCACAGTTACCTGGTGTTGACATGGGTTGTGGTGATACTTCTGTTTCACTTTCAATTCCTTATGTCGCGCCTGGGCGTTTTATTGAATTAACAAGCCCTGGTAATGTGATTTCTTGGGGTGACTTATATCTGGTTGTTATGAGTCCTCTTTTAGTCGGTCCAGGGGCTGACTCCACCGTTGATTATACTATTTGGTATTCTATGGTAGATGTTCAACTCTTTGGTCAGACTTATAAAGCTGTGCAACAATCTGGAGTTGGAAAGGGTCGAGCAACCCGTATTATGCCAACAGAAGCTGAACAGCGGCCCATCTCGCACGTGCTTGGGGCTGCTGCGAACTTCTCATCAGCTGTGGCTAAGATACCTTTACTCAGTCCTTGGGCTGGACCAGTTTCCTGGTTCTTAAATGCCGCTAAAGGTGCTGCGTACTCTTTCGGATTCGCTAAACCAGTGAATTCGGAGAAGCCATGCCAGATGTCGAACAACTATAATTGGTATACTACAACTTCCGATGGTCTTGATAATTCCATGCCTTTGGCCGTTCTCTTCGATGCTAAACTCAAACTTTTGTCTGACATTAGTGACGGAGGGGAGGATCAAATGTCTATAGAATTTATCAAGAAACAATGGGCTTATTATACTACAATGTTTGTTAATGAGTCCCAAACTCCAGGAGACCAATTGTTGCGGATTCCTCTACAACCAGATGTTTTCCACAATCAGATAAGTACTAATGAAGATTATCACACACCTGTATCCTACCTCTCAAACTTGTTTGGTGCTTACAGAGGGGATTTTGAGATTATGTTTAAGTTTGTGAAAACTGGTTTCCATGCGGGAGCATTTGCGTTCACCTATGTTCCTGGCCCTGATGACGCTACCATTACATTAACTGACACTTCTTATTGTTATCGTACAGTTGTGGATATACAAGAGGGTGATCACGCGTGCTTCACTTGTCCCTATTTATTACCACTTGATTTTATCAATGTTGATATTAAGTATGGATCTTTGTTTGTGCATGTGGTCAACCCCCTACGTTCTCCCGAGACTTGTTCTGATACTATTGAAGTTTTAGTCTATGTTCGTGGTGGTGATTCTTTACAGTTTCAGAAACCTAGAGCTTGGTTGGATTATCCAGTTACCGCTCAAGGTGGTGAAGTTGAAAACATTTCAGAAGACATCGTTTGTAGTGCCCCGGGCCAAGCACCTGTTGGCTCACTTGATTACACTATAAATCAAGACAGTATGTCCGAGTGTGCTACGTCACTTTTACAGCTAATTAAGCGGTTTAATGTGATAGCATTCGAATATGCTGACGCGGCTCTAAACGATGTAGTCGCATTAGTTCCTTGGGCCGTTGGTTGTGGAAGATGGCATCTTTCCATCCTTACTCCTCCACGTCAGTGTTATGATCCTCTTTTGGCCCAAGTCTTAGCCCCCTTCGCTTTTTATCGTGGGGGGATGAGATTTAGGACCACACCTATCTCGACAGGAGTTGATGCCAATTTGTCTTATATTTATCGTTCTGATAATATAGATAATAATACCGTCGCTTTTGTTGAGACTGGTACGCTTACGTCTGATGGTTATTTGCCATTTCGGTCTAACTATACCATTGCGTCTCTTCAACTGCAACCACAGCCACCAGCTACTAATATTTATAGTGCTGGTGGTCTTTCTGTGCAAGTACCTTACCAGAATGTGTATAGGATGGTTCCTGTCCAGTATTGTAATACTTCCTCGACTACATGTGATTTTCTCACACCTCGTGCGAGGTTACGCATTTGGACGGGAACATCCAAGAACCGTATGATTACACGCGCTGTAGCGGATGATTTCCAAGCTCTTTTCTGGGTTGGGATACCCCGGTTTTCACACGCCTAATAATCCATTTTCTTTTCTAAATAAAGTCACAAGAAGTGACAATAACATTTATTTAAAAATTTTAAAAAGTCGCAGGACGCGACATAAAATATACAAGTCCCTAATTAAGGGCTGCCTCTTTGAGAGGTGGTTTTTCCACACGGCCCTTAAGGGGGCAGTGTGTTTCCACCTACTCATTGAGGTGTAAATTCTCTCAATGATGGAAAATATGCATTGCACAGTTTATTCGAGAGGGTAAACTGTGTAATGATTAGTGAGTACTAAGAGAGGTGGTGCACTTAAACCACCATATCGAT